CCAATGCTCTTAAGTTTGAAGTGCCTTATGCTCGATACATGCCCCAGTATAAACTTGGACGATGGGACGGTAAGGTTGCTTTTTTTGGTATTGGCGGCACAGGCTACGTTAATCATCTTGATATTATTGTTGCTGTTTTGGAAAAAAATAACGTCCAAATAATTGACATTGAAGATCGTAGGCATCCAGTAACACTAGACTTCACTCCAATTACAGAACGATACTGGGCTGACCAAGGTGTTGTATGGCCTAAAGGACATCCAGCAGAAGGCGAAGAAATTATTCTACGTGACTATCAAGTAGAAGCAATCAATAATTTCTTAACAACACCTCAGAGCTTGCAAGAAATTGCCACTGGTGCAGGTAAAACAATTACCACCGCTACACTTTCGCACTTAACTGAAACATATGGGCGTAGCCTAGTAATAGTTCCAAACAAATCTCTTGTTACACAAACAGAAGAAGATTACAAGAACTGCGGTTTAGATGTAGGTGTGTATTTTGGTGATAGAAAAGAGTTGGGCAAGACCCATACTATCTGCACCTGGCAATCACTAAACATACTAGATAAGAAATTTAAAGACGGTGAAGCTGTATTGTCATTAGCAGAGTTTCTTGAAGGCGTTAGCACAATTATTATTGACGAAGTGCATCAAGCAAAAGCAGAAGTTCTTAAAAATCTTCTTACACGCAACTTGCGCAATGCTCCTATACGCTGGGGACTTACAGGCACTATTCCTAAAGAAAAGTTCGAATTTGAAGCAATACACGCAAGCATAGGACCCGTTATAGGTAGCATTACTGCTAAAGAATTACAAGACAAAGGCGTATTGTCAGACTGCCATGTTAATATTGTACAACTTATAGACGTTGTAGAACATAGAGATTATCAATCTGAATTAAAATATCTTGTAACTAATACAGACAGAATTAATTATGTTGCAAAACTATTAAACACTGTGAGACAAGATGGAAACACACTAATACTAGTAGATAGGATTTCAGCAGGTGAAATGCTACAAGAACTTATACCAGGAAGCGTTTTTGTAAAAGGCGATGTAAAGCTAAAGGACAGAAAGGAAGCATACGATGAAATTAACGAAGGAACTAACCATGTGGTTATCGCAACCTATGGTGTTGCGGCGGTGGGAATTAATATTCCTCGCATTTTTAATCTCGTCCTTATTGAGCCTGGCAAGTCTTTTGTAAGGGTAATACAATCAATAGGCAGAGGCGTAAGAAAGGCAAAAGACAAAGACTTTGTGCAAATTTGGGATATCACTTCAACGTGCAAATTTGCGAAACGACATTTAACACAAAGAAAAAAATTCTATAAAGAAGCACAATATCCATTCACTATAGAAAAAGTAGATTGGAATTAATTATGAGAATATTAACACTAGACAATGAATGCTTTTCATTAAAAAATTTACCGGACGAATTAGAAGATGACGTACGATTTAGTATATTAGATAATTCAGATGCAAAAGAACCTGATTTCTTTTTTGTACCACTAATTTTTTTAGAATCATTTAATTCTCCCGCCATGGTGCTAGAGATAAATGGCCACGAAATAATGATGCCTATAGACTGGAGTATTGCAGTTGGAGATAGTACAAGCGGAAACGACTTAGAAGTTCTTCCGCTAACAAGTATTAACGATAGAGGATTTGAAGCATTTTTGTTTAATCCGTTATCCAGTTATAAGTGCGATTTTGGGGATATTAAAATAACTAATTTTTATAATGATGTGAAATGGTACTTTCCTAAAATGAAAAATGGACAATTATTAAGTGTTCCAATTACAGAAGGTAAAAATCCGTTGTGTGCATTTTTTGTAAAAGATATATCAAGACAAAGCGAATTGATAGATTATAGTCAGTTATTGTAGGAAAGGTTATGACATTGAAGGCAGGAAAAATATGGGGACAAACAGAACTAATACACGCTAACGGTGTATTAGAGTTTCACCGCATTGAATATAAAGCAGGATACAAATGTTCAGAACATGAACATCGATATAAATGGAATGGATTCTATGTCGAGTCTGGCAAGATGATTGTACGGGTTTGGCAAGATGCGGACCAAGAAGGATTAGTTGATGAAACTATTCTTGGTCCGGGCGACTTCACACAAGTGAAGCCAGGAAAAATTCACCAGTTTGAAGGTTTAGAAGATGGTGTCGCTTTTGAACTTTACTGGGCTGAATTTAATCATGACGATATTGTTCGTCGAACAGTCGGCACCGAAGTAAAAGGAAAGAAATAAAATATGTTTTCAAAACTACTAGAAGGTGTCAATGCGACACTTGTAAGAAATCTAGTTATTTTGCACACGCTGGTTATTGCTGTGTCAAATTATCTAGTTACAATCAGATTTGATCTGTTTCCGGGTGCAGAACTACCTGTGTTTGGTTCGTTTCCGTTAGCCGCGGCAGCATTTACCTTTCCGATTGTAGTTGTAGCAACCGACTTAACTGTACGTCTGGTTGGTAAAGAAGCAGGTCGTGCTGTTGTAGCAATGGCTATTATCCCTGCTATTATTGCATCAGTTCTTGTGCTATTAGCACTAGGTGATGAACATGCTTACAGAGTAGGTTTTGCATCAGGTACTGCATATGCAATTGGTACTATGCTTGATGTATATGTGTTCCAGCATATTAGAGAAAAATGGAGTGAAGCATGGTGGGCGGCCCCAGCAATTTCAACTATTGCGGCCAACATCATTGATACATACTCATTCTTCTATGTAGCGTTTGCAGGAGCAACTGATGCAGAAGGTAAATTAACTTGGATCGGTGAAAACTGGCACATTGTTGCACAGAACAATACACTAACCAAGATCGTTGTAGGACTAATAGTATTCCTACCAGCTTACGGTATTCTATTAAGTTTCCTTAAAGGTAAATTTAGTAGAGCTTAAGATATATAGGGGACTAATCATCCCCTATATAAACCTAAAGGTGTTATGAATGAATATTGATAAATTTGATTTATTTCCAGTTCCTATATTTAGAGCGCATTATGATAAAGCAGAGGAATTTAAAAATACTGTTATTCCACTGTTTAAAGAAATTGAAAAAAACGATACAATGCCAACTAAGTATTGTTCTACAGGATATACATCGTTTGGAAAATACAATGTACTAACAGAAATGCGAGAATGTAGTGACTTGCTTACATTTATTGCAGGAGCAGTTGATAGTATCCATAAAGATCTTGGCTTAGGGTTAGACTTAGGTATGCGTGATAGTTGGTTTAGTATCAATCGAAGACATGCAACACACGGCGATCACATACATTTACCTAGTACTTGGAGCGGAGTATATTATGTGCAAGCGGAAGAAGACGATGCAGATTTAATTTTTGTTAATAAACATATGGAATCAAATTGGCCTTACACATTTGCACTATCCCCAAATGATTATAACAGCAAAGAAAAATCAGTAAAACCTTTTACAGGAGATTTATGGGTATTTCCTAGTTATGCTATACACCGAGTAGAAGAACAACTGTCAGACAATGAAAGAGTTACTATTGCATTTAACTGTAGTACAACAATGTAATGTTATCAGACACATATAAAAAACAATTAAAAGAACTACACTCTGATACAAGCCGTGCTCAAGGATTTGGCGGCAAAGTTAAAAATTTAGGCAGATTTCATGACTTTGTGAATCAATGGTCACCTACATCCATTTTAGACTATGGTTGCGGCAAAGGTCACGTATTGGCATATCTAAAAGAAACATATCCTAACATTTTAATAGAAGGATATGATCCTGCTATCCCTCGACACGAATCTGTTAATAGAACACAATATGATTGTGTATTTTGTAATGATGTGTTAGAACACATTGAACCTGAATTTTTATTACAAGTACTTAATCATATTGATAGTATATCTAAAAATTATGTATGGTTAAGAATTGATACTAAACCGGCTAGGAAAAAATTATCTGACGGCAGGAATGCACATTTAATTATAGAAGATGATAGATGGTGGTTAGATATGATATCTAGAACTATACAAGGTAACGTTGTTTATTATAACTTAAACGATAAAGGAAAATATGACATCGCAATCGAAAAAACTAATACCGGGTGAGGCATTAATATACGAACGTGCAGATGGAGTAGTATATGCACGTTATAGAGATCCACCGCACAATTCTATTCCACGTTGGATTATTGGAGGTGATCCGGGAGGTGTTGCAAGAGCACAAGGTAATTTACTAGATTATGGCGAATGGCAAAGTCTGTGTGCTATGTCATTAGACAACCCTACATTAAAAAAACTTTTAGATAAACTAGTAACAACTTATTATATAATGAAAGAAGAAAAATGCGAATAATTGCAGGACCATGTCAGTATGAAAGTTTAGAACAAAGTATTGAAATTGCAGAACAATGTGCAAGAGTATGCAGTAGGTACGGCATCGAATATTATTTTAAAGCAAGTTTTGATAAAGCTAATCGCACAAATATAAACAGCAAGAGAGGAATAGGTCTTCCGCAATTTATAAGAGAAGCCGATAAATTAAAAGAAGAAATACCTGGATTAAAAATATTAACTGACATACACGATAAGCAACAAGTTTATACTATTACTAGTGTTGATGCAAGCATTGATGTATTACAAATACCTGCATTCCTTTGCAGACAAACAGATTTAATTCGTGCCGCTGCTGATAGTGGCAGGATAGTAAATATCAAAAAGGGACAGTTTTTAGCACCATGGGACGTAGCAGGAATACTAAGTAAAACAGAAGGTGCCAAAGAAGTATGGATAACAGAGAGAGGTACAAGTTTTGGTTATAATACCCTTGTCGTTGATTTTACTGGCCTTGAGTATATGCTCACTAATTATAACGTTCCCATTGTATTGGATGCTACCCACGCAGTACAGAAGCCGGGTGGAAACGGCACTTCAAGTGGAGGGAATCGCGATTATGTTCCTGGCCTTACTCGTGCCGCTGCTGCTTTGGGTATCCGTAACTTCTTTTTAGAAGTACATGCTGATCCGGACAACGCACCTAGCGATGGGCCTAATATGATTAAACTAGAAAACTTTGAGGAGATAGTACGTGACATCGACCGCTATACTTATTCCCGCTAGATACGAAAGCACACGATTTCCAGGAAAACCGTTAGCACTACTAGACGGTATTCCGATGGTACGTATGGTATATGAAAAATGTAGAAAAGCTGCTCAGACAATTGATGCAGATGTGTTTGTTCTAACAGATGACGAACGTATTGCAAGTAAATTTGCACAACACGAGGTATGGTTAGATGATGGCGATTATCTAAACGGTACAGAAAGATGTGCAGCATTTGCACAATCGGGTAAAGGAATACTATACAGTAAATTTATAAATGTACAAGGTGATATGCCCGATGTAACTACTGATATGATTAAGTACGCATATTATAATCTCAATCAATACGATGTAACTACAGTACATACAGATATGGATCCTATACTGAGAGGAGATCCTAACTCAGTTAAAATGATTGAAGGTGCGGGCAAGGCATTATGGTTTGGTAGAGGCTTTACTAAGTACGGCAAACATCATCTAGGCGTGTATGGATATACGTATGAACAACTGCTTAGGTATTCTAATTTACCAGTAACAGCCGAAGAAGATATTGAGCAACTTGAACAGTTACGATGGCTCAAAAACGGTTGCACAATAGGCACACAGAGTATATACTTTAGAGGTATAGAAATTAATTCTCCTGAGGATATTGATAAATGGCATCAAAACAAACGCTCCCAATAAAAGATATACTAGCAGCAATTGACATGGGTGCTAAAAATGTCTGGGACGAATTAACAGACGAAGATCGCAAACAAGTTAGTTTCTGGTTACTGAATAGATATGTAAGCAGTGTTAAAGGAAACAGAGAAAAACAAGAACTTGCTGTGTTTAAAACTAATGAATATTACAATAAAAATTATATGGATGTAAGTAAGCATCCAAAACTACAGTGGCAACTTTTATGTATGAGTGGTAACACAGGCAAAATAGAATATCATCAGTGGATTGGCCACAAAAAGAAAACAGGTGATAATAGTAAAGGTGTAAAACTTTTAGAACAAATTTATCCTAATATGAAACAAGATGAGGTAGAACTACTTGCTAGAACATCTACAAAAAAAGAACTCAAACAATTGGCTGAAGAACATAACATCGATGTCAAGCTCTGATAAGCCATATGTATGTGAATATTGCGGAAGCGGTTATGTAAGAGAAAAAACTCTTGCGGCGCATATGTGTGAAAAGAAACGCAGGGCATTACAAAAAGATGAGAAACGAGTGCGCTATGGCTTTTATGCATTTCAAAGATTTTATAAATTATCTGCAGGATCTAAAAGAGATAAAACATATGACGAGTTCTGCGGATCTCCTTACTATAATGCTTTTGTTAAGTTTGGAAGTTTTATTTCTAATGTTAAACCTTTGTATCCTGAAAAGTATATTGACTATGTAGTTACTAGCGGTGTTAAATTAGATCACTGGGCACGTGATGAAATGTATGAAAAGTATGTGTTAGAATTTATACTTAAAGAAGATGTGACTACTGCATTAGAACGTAGTGTAAAAACAATGATGGATTGGGCAGAAGAAAATGAACCTGCTGCTTGGAATCATTATTTTAATTACATCAGTTTAAATAGAGCAGTATGGCATATAAAGGACGGAAAGATATCTCCGTGGCTAGTACTAAATTGTAAGACTGGTAAAGATATGCTAAGTAAATTTAATGATGAACAACTAGAGATGGTATATCATGTTATCAACCCACAACACTGGGCAATGCGTTTTAAAAGGCAATCTAGTGATGTGCAACTTGTAAAAGATGTTGTTAAAGAATCTAATTTATAATGGCTGTTCTAATAACTAACCAAGACGATAAATTGGTGTTTCTACATATTGCTAAATGCGGCGGCACTTCTGTGAGAGAGTGGTTAAGTGCTAATACAAAACATATCAAACTTGGTGATAAGCATGATACAATTTTAGAATTAGAACAAAAAGGTTTTACTGTAGGAAAACACTTTACTATTGTTCGAAATCCGTATGCTAGATTACATAGTTGGTTTTATTATCATGTTCAAGAAATGAATAGATACAGGCATAAACTTAGACCACATTTAGATAATTGGGTCGAATGGGAGAAAAAAGGTTTTCAAGAATACATAATGTCAGATGTTTGGAAACTTGGAGACATTGGAAAACTTCAAACAGAATATTTTAGATCTGATGTACTTAAAGTTGTAAGATTAGAAAACATCACAACTGAATGGCAATGTATAATGGATTTGTTAAATATCAGCGTTCCATTACATAAAACAAATGTAAGCGATCACAGTGATAATTTTATAAATGAATATACCACTATAATGAAACACAAAGTTGCGGAATATTATAAAAAAGATTTTGAAAGGCTAGGATATACAATATGAAGATCTTAATATGTGGCTTACCTGGAAGCGGCAAGACCACCTTAGCTACACCGTTTGCAAAATTAATCGGTGCAGTTCATCTTAATGCAGATGCAGTAAGAAAAGAATACGACGATTGGGACTTTAGTCCAGAAGGACGTATTAGACAGGCTCAACGTATGCGTCATTTAGCAGATGGTGTAGTAAAAGCAGGCAAGATTGCAGTAGCAGACTTTGTTGCTCCTACTCCGCAAGCACGTGACGAGTTTGGCGCAGACTATGTAGTGTGGATGGACACTATCAAAGAAGGACGCTTTGAAGATACAAACGCAATGTATGTTCCTTTAGAAAAAGGACAATACGACTATCATGTAGCTGAATGGTTTAGTGATACACACGAACAACTTGTTAAAGTTGTATCTAAATATATGGCAGATTATGGTAACAAAGACTAGACACTTAGCCAAGGCGATAACTTGGCGCATTATTGCAAGTATAGTAACTGCAATAATTGCATATGCATTTGGATTACCTCCGAAAGCAGTTGGAGCTGTTTTCGTGGCTGATCTAATTATAAAGTTTGTTCTGTATTACGGTCACGAGAGAGTATGGTACAAATATATTAAATTTGGTTTAACTAAAGGAACAAAAGAATGAGTTTTGATTGGCAAAAGCCTACAGCACAAATGCTAGGCAGATGGCAGCCGTGGCACGATGGTCACACTGCCTTATTTAAAAAAGCACTTATGGAAACAGGACAAGTGTGTATAATGATCCGCGATGTAGGCGGCATTGTTGGACAAGATGCAGGTGCAGGCCGTACAGTAGCACAGGATGATAATCCTTTTGATTTTGAAGAAGTTTATACTAATATCGAAATGGGATTGGCAGAAGAAGGCTTTACATATGGCATAGAATATGTTATAATGAAAGTTCCTAATATTGTAGATATTAGTTATGGTCGAGGTGTAGGTTACACATTTACTCAACACGATCTCGGCGAGGAAATTCATAACATAAGTGCTACACAAATTAGAGCCAAGTTGAGAGAAGAAGGAAAACTTTGAGTTGTAGAAAGTTAAAAAACGGACTACAGGTTCCTGAACTTAAACGTTCAGTAGAGCTAATTGTAAAAACAAAATGTCCGACCAAATGGAAACTTGTAGATCTTGAAACAGGTGAAGAATACGTAGGAACTTCACCTCACGAAAATGATATGTACTGGAAAAAAGTAAAAGATGCCTGATATTGATATAGACTTTGCCGATAGAGACATAGTGTTGTCGAAAATACAGCATCGTGTTGCTAAACTTGACAGTGAAAAGAAACATAACACTGGTGTCTATGTTACTGAGATTCCACATAACCCAATAGATAATCTGAGCACAATAGATTACAAGACCGCAGAAGAACGTGGTTACTTTAAATTAGACTTTCTAAATGTAAGCATTTATAAAGATATAAAAGATGATAAACACTTAACACAACTCATGGAGAAGGAACCACAATGGGAGCTATTGGAGCACGACGACTTCACGAACTTAGTATTTCACGTCGCAGGGCATGGCGACATATTGCGAACTATGCAGCCAAGGTCAGTGGAGCAACTAGCAGCAGTACTAGCAATGATACGCCCAGCGAAGAGACACTTAGTTGGACAACCGTGGGATACGGTGATGAAAGACGTGTGGATGAAACCGACCAACGATGATTATTACTTTAAGAAAGCACACGCTGTTGCCTACGCAGTAAGCGTAGTAGTACATATGAATTTATTATGCGAGCAATTACAAGATTTATGATTTTGCTTTTCTTACCAACTGAACACTTTTACGTTTAACACGCTTTATTGATAAATTATTTAAATTTACAGTTGGTCCTACACTGACTTTAACGTCCTTACTGTTCATAGTAATTAAACAGTATTTGAATTTTTCCATTTCTTTACGTAAGAATATATTAATAGGAATCATACGATTTGATTCCCACCACCAAGTTTCACCTAGGTCTAAAAACTCTTGTTTCTCTTCTACTGAGTTTATATCTGTATAAACGTACATAGAAGTAACGTATTGGTCTTGATTTACAATGACCCCTACGTATTCGGCCCCTCCGTAGGTGACCACACTAATAAATGGAAAGTTTGTTTCTATATCTTTTAATAACATGTGGTTCCGATAAATACATTATGCAATTAATACCTAGATATTTAGTCAATAATAGAATTACCATTATAGCTAATGAAGCAGGATTCATTACGGAGTATAGACCAGTGTATCAAAGACAAATAAAAGTTTATAAAGGTATAGACAATACCTTGCAATTTAGATTACTTAACGCAGATCAAAAACCAATAGATGTAAGTTCTTACACGCCAAAGTTTGTTGCATTTGACGAAAGCAATCAAATGGTCATAGAACACAATGCTACTCAAATATACAATGATGACAGTGCAGCAACTAGAGGTTTATTTGAAGTTACAATATCTGAAAACGATTTGCTTAATATAAAAAGTCAATACTTAAAATACAATGTGTATCTAGTAGATAGTAATAACGGCAAAACACTGACATACGCTGATTCTCACTTTGGCGGATGCGGAACTATCTATGTAGATCCTTGCCAAATGCCTGGACCGCTTGACAGTTACTCAGTCACTACATTTACACAATACAGCCAAGGTGAAGATTTATGGTATAGTGAATCTATAACTGCTGAACCTGCAATAAATGGCAATGAAGCATTGCACACTGCTGCAATATATACTGATACGTTTGCTGGAGACGTAGTAGTGCAAGCAACACTAGATAATCAAATAACTGGCACAACTAAGTGGGCGAATGTTGCTACAGCTACTTTATCAGGTAGTGAAACAGAACCAACACCTATTAACTTTACTGGAGTCTTTAGTCATTTAAGATTTAAGACAGAAGTAGATCCAGCAACAATTTCTAAAATACTTGTTCGAAACTGATTGACTTTCTTATACATCGATAGTATAATAATACTATGAGTGTAGTAAGCGATACAGTTCTGACATACTTGCCAGCAAAGCGAAAGCAAACGCCAAGCGGCTGGCTATCCTTTAATGCTCCGTGTTGCCATCATAACGGCCACGCAGCTGACACTCGCGGACGTGGTGGCTTAATAAGCAACCCGGATGGAGGCGTAAGTTATCATTGTTTTAACTGCGGCTTCAAGGCATCCTGGCAACCTGGACGTAACTTCTCACACAAGATGCGCAAGCTCTTGCAATGGACAGGGGCACCTGACGATATAATCAACAAGGTCGCACTTGAAGTGATGAGAGAGAACGAAGGCGTAGAAGCACAAACACGCATAGCGGAATTGCCCTCGTTCAACACTGTACCGTTGCCAGACGATGCTGTTAGACTTGCAGACCATCAATGGGCCGAAGTAGGTACTATACCAGAGCGTATGGTTAATGTGTTCCAGTATATGCTAGAGCGCAACCTACGTATAGATGACATTGACTATCATTGG